GGAATGTGCTTCCGCTGACAGACGACGTGCCGGCAGCAGTGGTTGTAGACGCTGCTGCGGCAGCACCCTTTCCTACAAGTCGCGCAGCAATAGCCATCAGCTACGTTCCTGTATGTAGGAGCTTATCACGTTCTTAATCTTCAGTGATTGTGGTGGTAGCCTTCACCCTTGGAATCACCCCAATAGCCATTGTGATGTTAGGGGTGAGGGTGCCGCTGTACAAGAGTTTACCTGCACCACTGGCTGTTGCTACCACACCGAAGTGAGTAATAGCTGCGCCAGGGGATGCGGTAGCAGCCGGGAAGTCCACATCTGCGGAGGGACTAACAGAGTTGGCAGTGACAGTAAAACCCGCCCCTCGAACGAGGGCCTGCCGAGCATACCCGGTGTAGGCGGTTTCGTTGGTAACTGCCGTGCCAGCCTCTCCAGGGTCAGCCGTATGGAGGGATATCCAAAGATTCCCAGCAGCAACACTACCTCGCAGTCCTCCAGCATCGCCAATAGTAGCAATATCCACATTGGTAAAGATCAACTTCAGCAGGTCATTTTCCCAAACGTCACTTTTGCTCATTTTCCCACTCCTATCATGTTGCCGTTAGAAATTGTTTCAGGATGAAACGTTTAGGCAAATTGCCCAAGACTTTCCACAACTGCCAACCGACCAGTTACAGTGTAGATATTACCAGCATCTGTAGTCATCGCGCCAATAACAGTGTAAGTTACGCCGGGCAAGCCACCTTGTATTTGTTGAAGTACCTTGGTGTTACTCGCATCAAATGCAGGCGTCCCCAGCAGCAGGGCGGTTGGGCTGGCATCTGTGCCGGTGAATACATCTACATTGACTGACAGACCGATGGCGAGTTCCCCAAAGATCATCTGCCCAGCAAACGGGAACGTCAGGGTGATGGTGCTGCCGGGAACCTTGGAGGGGAACAATAAAACTGCCATGCGGAATCCTAAAAAAGTGCCAACTGCGGGGAGGGAGTTGGTTCCTCGTCAACTGCAAGGAAACCTTCGATGGGTTCTTTGGGAGTATTCCTGGCGAGGAGGTCAACCAAGCGGTTTGCCAGCCTCTCAAGGCGGTCATCCGTGGTCTGAGTAGGGGCAGGGTTAGGGTCGGCTGCGCCAATTCTGTGTGTGGCTTCCAATTGCAGTCGGGCACCTTTCAGTTTCTCCTGCATATTTCCGTTGTCCATTGCATCTGCAATGACTTCAACACTCTTGGTAAACATGGCCGAGAGCTGAAGACCTGCCAACTCATTCATGTCCATAATGTACTGTTTGCAAAGAGGCTCCTTTGCAAGCATGGTGATGTACTCGGGCGTGAAATCCACAAGTGATGCAATAGTCGTTCGATCAATCCCCTGCGCTAGGAGGGCACATACTTGTTTGTGTTTCCCAGAGAGTTTCTTCAACTCAAATGGCTGCCCAGTTTCCCCCTTCTCCTCCCATTCCATCACGGCAGGAACTGCAATCATTCCCGCACTTCCTCTGCCGCTTGCCGATCCAAGGCAGAAGTATTCTCCAACAGAGTTTCCCTCACAATATCAAGATGCCTCCGCTGCCGTTCGTCCAGCATCCCTTGCACAAACGCCTGCAGGGGCACATCCTCTTGCACCTTCATCTTCCCTCTCCCATCTCACCTTCCAGTGCGCATTATACCATGCCGGGCAGGCCAAATGACCATCCCCAACCGTGGTCAGTACAACCGCCCCTAACAGAACGAACGGCACTAACATGTTTCAGTTGATTCGCGGGTGAGAAAGTGCCTTTTCCCCCCGGACACACGCGCGTCAATTTTCCCCCCAGCCTCTTTGGTGTGGATCCTATACGGCATGGCATGGGATTTTGTTAGTGCTGCGGTGCACTATGTTTGGCGCGCAAAGCTGGGCAGCACAGCATGAACACTAACTGAATTGGTTAGTGATTGGTGAAATTAGATTGTAACAACGTACCCGATTGGGACATTAATGTATGTACCAATCGGGTACGTACAACGGACAAACGAACATGAATGCTAACATCACCAATGTAACGTGCAAAACTCGCGTTAATGAAACCGACAAAAACAAGGTTGAAACCAAATTGGAACTGGATTGGGAAGGTGTGGAAAGGGACTCGCTGATTGAGTGGGCGACAAAGGCGGTAGTGATCGCATGGCAAGCTACGGCGCGCAAAGCTGGCACAATCCCAGCCAGCGATACCGTATCCGTGCTGGAACTCGGCAACCGGACGCGTACGAAAGCCACACCCGCACAACGAGCCAATGCTGCGCTGGCTGGCATGGATGATGACGCGCTGGCCGCACTGGAAGCGCGCATTGCGGCATTGCGGGCTGGCAAGTAATGTAACATGAGCCGGTACAATTCCGTGCCGGCTCTTTCCATTTCACAACCGGAGTAACAAACATGCAAAGAATTCCTTGTTACATGGAATACGACGAGGTAACCACGACGGTAACCATGCGCCATGCAAAAACAAACACTATCCAACTCATGCTAAAGTTAGATTGTTCTGGCTTAGGAACAATGACGAGAATTGTTCCCGACGAGGATTGTGATAATTTCTGGTTGGGCGTCAAACCAACGGATCGTCTAGTGTTTGTAGACGAACTGTACGGCCGATCAAAGCTGGTGGTAAAATCCATTCACTTTGATTTAGTGTAGCAACAAGGGGTAACCAACGTAGACAAAGAGCCGGCCTAGTGCCGGTTTTTTGTTGTGCGTGTTTCACGTGAAACGGTTTGGGTTTGGTCGATTGTGTTCACATGTTCACATGTTGTTATGTTGCTTTGTTATCATGTTGTTATGTTTCAATGTTTCAATGTTTCAATGGGCCATGCCCGTTCCTAAAAAAACTGAAAAAAAAAAATTAGATGGATGGATGGGGGATACAAACATTGAAACATGGAAACATGGCAATGTGGCAACATGGCAACGGGTGAACAAAACCGGTATAATGACCAACCGGGCAATGACCGGCACAGCACGTACGTATGTTCACGCACACGCACACACGGGGGCAACTAATGTCATGGGAAACTAGGCCATTGAATAGGCAATTGGATAAGGAAATAAATATGCAAGATAATGGTAAAACAGAATTGGTCTTCCGGCCAAGCAAAGATCGCATTATGGATAACATCGGGAGTGCGATTGAATCACTAACCATTGCACATAGTATGGCACTTGAACTAAATCCACTCGCCGGCAGCGTTCCGGCAGTGATGGAATTGGCAAGGGTGGCGGCCGACCTGCGCACGGTTATGTTACAGGTCAGTAAATTACAGCTAGGGGAGCGGACATGAAGGCTGGGCGAGTGGTGAGGATGCGGGTATCTCCGAAGGATGCCATGGCAGTGGCGGATGTGTGTAAGGCACATGCAATGCCAGCTATGGGATTCAGCCAGTCAGTTTCGTACACCCTCGCGGTGTTGTTGGAGACAGCCCGCACTGCTGGGATGATTCCAGAACGGGATGGCTTCGAGTACAATGAACTAATGCAGCAATTCCTGCCCAGCACACAAGGACAGGGTCGCAAACTCGCCATTACTAAACAGGTGGAATTGGCAGGATCATCCTTTGGTGTGAATGGACTAAGGCAGCCGGTGCAGCCGGAGCAACAATCATCCCTCCCATCCGTTCCTGTGTCCAACCGAGTGGATGCTCCAGTTACGCCACGGCCAACGGAGGCTGGCAAGCGACTGGCGGGGTTGCAAAGGGAATGGGCCAGTGACATGACGGGGGCAGCAAGGGAACGGTGGGAGAAGGAATGGTTGGCCCTCTTCCCCGTGGTCTACCCCGGTGAGCCGATACGGCTACCTAACGGTGAACGATACGTTGATGTTTCATCGTGAAACAATTCGATGGGGAACCCCGGTTGGTTAGACCACCATTAGACCGGTAACATTCGCCCCGGTTGGGACATTAACAGGGTGAACCCATGCAATCATGTTGGGTTCATCTAACCAAACAATCAAGGAAATTAACATGAGCAACATCACTGTTGGCCAATTGCAAACACTTCTTTCCCAATTTCCCTCCAACTTGGCAGTAATTATCCGTGTAGATTCGCCAGACTGGCATTTGGGGGATACCACATATGTCTACCCCGCCAATGAGGCTGCCGTTACACTTATGGTGGTGCTGGGGGTTATCTAACATGACCCTCCCATCAGGCAGAACCACCATCCGCCTCCTCACACAACCATCTCCCAAGCGCACCCATCAGCCCACTATGCTAACAATCGACTGGGATGGCGTGACAGCGGAGCAACTCAAACACTACGCGCAAGCGCACATAATTGAACTATGTCGCGCAGCCTGGCAGCACAGTGACCCACCTCATGTGCCAGAAACACACATCTTTGAATGTGCCGCCCATCCCTTGCACAATGACCCAGTTGTTATGGCAACACGGGAAGTGCGCGCGCAATCTTGCAAAACGAAGAAAGAACGCTGGAATGACATAATCGCGGCGATTGCGAGTTTGCCGGAAGAAGAGCAACGTGTGTTACTTGGCCACTCCGACTGCAACCCAGAAAGGATATAAAATGGACATCAACGAACTATTCGACACACTTGCCGCATCACTTACCAGTCGTCGTAAGAGTGCGCCGCCGGCCCCGCCATCCTTGTTGGCTCGCCAACAAGCCAGCACTAACCCTCAACGAGCAGCACTCCGCCGCGAACGGCGCAAGGGCATTGTGTCAGCACGGCAACAACGAAGACTTGCTAAGGCGGATCGTTACTATTACAAGGTAATAGCCAAATGGGGAGATTGACATGACAAGTATTGAAGAACTTGTAGCAAAGGTGATCGCATCGTGCGACGCGAGCATTGCCAAGTGCGATGAAATCTTGGCGACGCTAAAGCGCATGGAAGAGCGCGGTGAGCAGGAGCCGGAGGTGAATCCATGAAGATTTGGCCGCGTGGCCGATGGGCTGAGAAGCCGATCTGGCTCTGGATTTACGCCATGATGGCAGCCGTTGTGGTTGCGGCAAACATCCTCGGCGAAAGAGGCGACTTATGACGGTGGCACGATGGCGGACGCCGGGTTAAGGCGCGACGGGCCGCCGAAAGATCAGACAAGCGATAGCCCGTCCCCGGCGTCGCCTTGAACCCATAGTTAGGGTGAAATTATGAGGGAAATTGTTGGAGCGAAGATCGGCACTGTGATTACCAACAACAGAAAAACGATTGCCGATGCGTTTGATCGCGGCGCTGTCACTGAATGGTTGGACAGGCAGAGAATGCAGTTTATGGCTGGAATGGACTTGGGGCGCAATTGGGAATTGATGGCGAATGGGCCGACATTGTTTTGCTTTGATGATGGTGGCAAACCGCACGCCCCTAACACTAACGTAACCGGCCTTGCGCCGGAAGGAGATAAATCATGAGCACAACGCCTATTGCGCAAGGTCCGGTTGACGTAACTGTTGGGCTGCTGACCGAGGCGGCAGACGAATTGGCCTGGCTGCACCGGGAGTACCTGAGCAGGTCTCCGCTCAGTGAGGGTGTGCCGCGCATCACGCGCCTGCTCCAGAAGATCGAGGCGTATACCGGGCATGTGACAGCAAGCCCGTACATTTGGCCTGGCTGCACCGGGAGTACCAACGCGTGGAGATTGAAGATGCAGACAAAAGAACAAGTTGCGCAGGCGTTTAAGGCCGAGCTGCAAGCACTGCTGGACAAGTACGGCGCGGAGCTTGAAGCCAAAGACCACTACCAAGGCTACCCGGAGTGGGGCGAGGACGTGCGAATGACGGTGAACGTGCCGGCGATCTATGACGCCGACCACAACTGCCTACGCGAGTACACAGAGATTGATCTTGGGCGCGCACTGTGGCCGACGAGCAACACATGACGGCTAACGCACGTTAGAAGGCTGGTTGATAAGGAGATGGAAATGGGTGAATACGCAGAAATGGCAATTGAGCGGGAGATGGATTTAGAATGCCCGTTCAAAGCAGAAAAAGATTTTTCCGTCTGGAAGTGCCGCGACGGACGATTTATGAAACTGACCGACATGGCGGATAGCCATTTGGCTAACACTGTGGCGATGCTGCGACGTAAGAGCGCGCATGTGTTCAATGGGCACATCGTAGCAATGGATGCTGAATTGGCACGAAGGACGCCTTCTAACGCCGAAGTAACCGGCGCCCCGCACCACGAAACGAACAAGGAGTGATGAAGATGGAGAATGCACAAACTGAAAACAGCGCCGCTGCCGCCGAAGAACATATTGCGGCGTATAGATCAGCTGCAGAAAGTATGCAGCGACTCGCTGATGCTGCAATCCATCCGAGACCAGACCATGAGGTGTGGCTGATGATCTACTGCCATGCCGTGGCATCTGATCGGACACCTTATGGGCATTCGGTGAAATGGGCAGACGACGGGCTCGCCGAATACCGCAAGAGGTTTACGCCGTGATGGCGGCAACGGGAGAACAATAATGCAAAGGCAGCTAACCTCAGCCAACCTCCCCCTCATGGGGACAAACATCCCTGAGTGCCCTAAGTGTGGCCGTGACATGAAATACTACATCTTCGGCGTAGGCGTTCCCACATTGGAGGAAGCCACAGAGCACCGATTGGAATGTCACCCTTGCAAAGTCGTCACGACCTCCCCCACTTCCCTGTTGGGCTGCGTGCAAAGGTTACGGCGAAAGTTCGCTGTCATTGTGACAATATAACTGATTGTTTCATCGTGTAACAAAAAGGAACCCATAAAAATGAAAATTCCTTCCGCCTTGCAACTTGAATTCACTGGTGGTAGCCAGAAAGATTGGATTATCTACGACAAGAACCTAACCCGGCTGTTCTGTATTGCTATCTGGCAACAGCCAAGAGGGAAGTGGGTACTTGGCGAGTACGTAAACATTCACGGGAAGGACAAAGTCTTGAAGGCTCTTGAAAAAGGCTACATGACAATGCTTGAGGCAGCTCGGCATCGTACATCATACCGGTATGAGATTGCCCGACATGACTTTCACCTCAACAGTGACGTCATCCTTAATCCATACTGGCACTCTCTCATCCCTGACCTGAGAGCTGATATGGAACTCGTATCTCTCAATACACCCATTCATCTTTCAACATTCCTGAAAGAGATGGAACGGATTGTGCTTCCCAGTGATGTAGTCTGGTCAAACATACGGAAGGGAGAATAACATGAAACGACTTACCTTACTTGATCTACAGCAAATGTTCCCTCATCCACGGGGAGATAATACTCCCTTTGAGCTGGTAGAGTTGCAACAAGACATCTTCAACGCAGCTTCAATGTATTCAAAAGATTACATTGTGTCTGAGAGGGCCTACAGCAACAAAATACAAGCAGTAGACTGGAAAACTCAAACAATTGATGGCTGCCAGTTCTTAATTGCCCCAGTTGGCACATACAAAGTACATGTTGCATCCAATTGGTACACTGGCACAATGAACGAGTTCACCTTCGGCGCCGCCATCACCCTTATGCTCTACAATCACCGAGTGTGGAAGTTCTCTGACAGCAAATACGACGTATCATATCAGTCCGACCACTACTACAGTATGTTGAATGCTGCACTATCCTCGCCCCTGTTGGACGGCGTGGCTATTGCAAGGTTCTTGGATTAACAGGAGAGTAAGATGGTAGATTCACACGATGACTATGACGATGACGATGAAGATACCTTGCCTGTCTGCCCAGCGGACAAGCATGTATGGGAGTTTGTTGATAACTCCTTTGACCATGCCTTCGGCACACACCGCGAGCGTTACTGGGAGTGCATCCACTGTGGAATGCAACTCGACGAAGATCAACATGACCCAGATGCAGGAAACCGTTACTAAAGGAATCCAAATGTGCTCAATTGAAAAGACGCTTGCTGAATATGAAAAGGCTATCTTCACTCGCCTTGAGTCCCTTGGTTTCGACCCAGCCAAGGTAGACCTTGACGCCATCTGGGATGACTGGATTGATACTATCCCATCCCACCTTGCAGTACAGCGGCAGATTCGAAAAGTGTTTGCCGAATACAAAAATGGTAATCGACCGGGAGAAGAAAATGCGTAACTACCTCCTTTTCCTCCTTGGTCTATCCCTCACATCCGCTGGTACAGTCTTCATTCTCACTCCTTCTGTCTGGTTGGGGATATTCCTAACCTGCGGAGGATTGTACATTCTCTTCTACCTTTCAGACATACACAAGGAAGGACAATGAACCCTACCATTTTCCGCCCCATGCTCGCTGCACCAACACCAAGTGACCTAACCAAACTCCCTTGGCCCATGCTTGCCTCCCCGAAACTGGATGGCATCCGAGGAATCATTCAGGACGGTAAGATGTACAGCCGATCCTTAAAACTACTCCCCAGTGAGGCCGCTCAGACAATCGCTCGGCAAGCCCCTCGTGCCTACAATGGTTTTGAGGGTGAACTAATCTCCGATGGCTCAGGGGATACATTCTCTATTGTCATGACAAGAGGGAGCACTGCCCCACTGAAACTGCACGTCTTCGAGAACACTTCCCTTGCCCTCAAGGATGCCCCTTTCAGTGCCCGTTCTGCATCCCTTCACGCCGCCGCTAACCTGTTCCCGTATGAACTCATTCAAGTAGTTCCCCAAACTCTCCTGTTTGATGCGGATGAGTTGGCGTTCTATGAAGATCTTCAACTTCAAGATGGTCGGGAAGGTGTGATGCTCCGCCATCCTGATAGTCCATACAAGTACGGACGTAGCACCGCCCGGCAGGCTTGGATGGTGAAGGTAGTTCGTTTCACCACGGCTGAAGCTCGCATCACTGGATTCAATCCGATCTGGGAGAACCAAAATGTCCAGACTACAAACGCCCTTGGTTTATCCGAGCGCTCACATTATCAAGAAGGCAAGGTTTCCTTGAATACTCTTGGTTCCATTGATGTGGAGGACTTGAAGAATGGCTGGCGATTCTCCATTGGGACAGGATTTACCGAAGGAATGCGTAAACACATCTGGGACTACCGATCCTTGTATCAGAATCAAATTCTAACATACAAGTCCAAGGAATTTGGACAAAAAATCCTCCCCCGTCAGCCCGTGTTTGTCCGCTTTCGGCATAAAATGGATATGTAAGAAGTTGCGCCACGGTTCCGTTGGTGTTATCATTGCAATGTTGAACAACGAAAACTATTTCATTCACCCACCCCCTAACGGGGAACCAAATCCACGTAATTGTTTCACGATGAAACAATGCGTGGCGTCCGTGCAATTCTGCACACAATCCTAGGAGCATCAAAATGGCACAGATTTCTGCAAAGACCAAGGCACACCCGGAAGTTGTTACCGTCGAATACGATATGCCAACTGACCTTGCCGGTTTAGTAGGGAAGTTCGGTGAAGAAGCCGTGTTCAGTGCAGCTGAAGCAAGCTTCACTATCACCCTTCAGAACATCATCCGGGCGAACATTGAAGATGCAGCTACCGCACAGACTGCTGTCAATGAGTTTGTGCCCGGTGCTCGTAAGCCGCGCAGCAAGAAGTCCACCCTCGACAAGGTTTCAGAGAGCCTGTCGAAGCTGTCGCCGGAAGAGCAGAAGGAACTCTTGGCTCGCATCAAGGCTCTTCGCGCCGCAACATAATCCCACTGGGGAGTGCGAAGGGGGCACCTACATTGGGTGGGTGCCCCACTTTACAATTAACAAGGACTTCCAATGCCAAAGGTATACGTTCTAATTGACGGGGGTCAAGACTACTCCGATGCCCTCCGATATGGTAATGTGCAGTTCTGCCTGGAAGCGCCGCCGAAACGAAGTGACGTATCACAGATGTTTCGTGAGCTCAAGGTTGCCCTTGCAGATGCCCAACCAGATGACATGATCCTTATTAGTGGACTAACCAGCCTCTGCTGCGTTGCCACTGCAATCCTTGCTGACCGCTTTGGGGAAGTGCATTATCTCCTCTATCAAGGTGGAGTGTATAAGAAGCATGACCTCATCCTCACGAATGATACACTGGGAGAACAAGAATGAACCCCCAGCAATGCTACGATAACACCCAAGTAAGTGCATACAAATCTTGCCCTCGTTCTTACTTCATCCGTCATGTAATGGAGTGGCGTGGTACAGGCACTGCAATTCCCCTCGTGTTCGGCCTGTCTTGGCATGAGGCAATGGATGCTGTATATACACACAAGGATGAACAGCATCGGGATGTAGTGGAACTTGGCTACACCGCCTTCCTGGGTGAGTGGGAGAAGAACGGTATGAATCCTGTGCCGAGCCTTTCTCAAAATGCTGAATACCTTCCGCGCACTCCAACGGTGGCGAAGGAGATGTTGGACAACTACATTCGTGCTCGTGGTAGACTGCTGAATGAATGTGACCTCATCAGTTGTGAGCAGCCCGTGGCTGTCCCCATGCCCACTTTGCAAGACACCTGGTACATTGGTCGGCTGGATAAAACCGTCCACTACCAAGGCAACACAATCATCCTCGAGCACAAGACCACCACGGCCTATGCCACCATTGGTAACTTCCGCAATGATTACGTGGACAGCTGGTACTCCAGCAGTCAAGTCAAGGGTTACCAGTTCGCAGGTAGCCTGTACTATCCAGACAAAACTGCGCCACAAGTATGGGTAGACGCGTCATTGGTACACAAAAAGATTCATGATGCATTCAAACTAATCCCCATCAACCATTCCTCAGTGCTCCTGCAAGAATGGCTCATTGACACAACTCGGTGGATTCAGGACATTAAGAAAGACAAAGAGGAGTTCGTCAAGTCTGGAGAACTCACTGGTGGTATCTTTAAACGCAACGAGGATAGTTGTTATGGTAAGTTCGGCAGCTGCCCCTTCCTTGACATCTGCCGCACATGTGCTGATCCAAGTAAACTGACCGAGCCTCCGCCGGGGTTCATCAAAGAAGCATGGGAACCCTTCTCAATTCTTGGACTGAACAAACTACTGGAGACCGAAGATGGCCAATGCTAAAGATGCAACAACAAGTAATCATGCATTCCTCCTCCTGGGTGACACTGGCAGCGGGAAGACCACGCAATTCCTGACGCTGCCGGGGAAGAAGTTTGCCTACCTATTCGATCCTAATGCAATCCTTTCCCTTCGTGGTCATGACGTGGAGTATGAATCATTCCTGCCAGAGGACTTGAACCTAAGCGTGCGTTCACTGGCAAAGGGTAAGGGCGACGGGCTGACTAAATCATCCACTACCGATGTGTACAAGCGGTGGGAAGAGGACTTCGATGAACGATTGAAGGATGGTTTCTTCGACGACTTCGATGTGATCGGTATGGATTCTGCCACAACTTTCCTTGACCTGATTATGGATCGCATTCTTGCAATCAATGGGCGTCCAGGAGCGTGGCCGAACCAAGACGACTACGGCCCGCAAATGATTACCTTCACCAATGTCTGCCGAGGGCTCCTTGGATTGGGCAAGACCATCTTCATGACCGGTCACCTGGAGATGAAACAAGATCAACTAACCCAGCGTGTGTTCCGCAAGCCCATGATGACTGGTCGGTTGAGTACCAAAATCCCCTTACTCTTCTCCGATATATTCCTCACGGAGTGCGAGAACACCAAGGATGGTATGTCATACAAACTTCAAACTGTCCCTGACAAGATGACCACCACTGTACGGACTTCCTTCAAGGGGCTTGATCCATATGAAGATGTGACATTGGACTTCAGCAAATCGTTGTCTGACCAAGGGCTTGGTGGTATCCTGAAGTGGGAACGGGAGAACTCCAAGTGAAGCCCCTCCGTTGTTACTTTGGTTGGCACAAGTGGTATGACTTAATTTTCAAAACTGTATGCCTCAGGTGTGGGAAAACCCATGATGGTAAGGGGAAAATTCCTACAAGAAAAGGCACTCCGATTAACTTTCGGTAAGGAAGAACGAACATGGTTGAAGAATGGGTTGCCGAACGTGATGCAGTTCTCATTGCCCTTGATTTAACAAAGGCAAGGGAAATGCAACCCACTTTCATGAGTGATGAAGATCTTTTGTGGGCTCTTCATATGGCTCGCTATGAGTGTATTAGAATATCTGACACACTCCGGGAAGAAAGTAAAACATGGTTAATGGAAAGGGGGAAGTCTCGTATATGGGGGATACCTTGGGAAGACACTCTACCAACTGAATGTGACATACCTTTCTGACACAAGAATAAGGGATTGTTTCATCGTGAAACTTTCCCTTTCGTGGGGTAACCCACTAACTCCGGGAAACCGGCTTTGGACGAAAGTCCCTTTTATGGAGTAAACGTATGACCTTTCTTGCTCTCAACCTCAACGATGTAGAAGAAGCCAAGCCCGTACAGCCGGGGTTTTACAACCTCCGGATTGATGACAGTGAAGTACGTGCCACTGGCCCGAACAGCAAACACCCCGGCAGCCCGATGCTGCGAGTTGGCATCAACATCTTGGATGCCGATAACGCTCCGATGGTGTCTCACTTCATCACCTTCCCCAACGAGGACGATGAACCGGGCACTGTGCAGATGAAGCTCCTGAACTTGAAGCGCTTCCTGCAAGCGTTCTCCCTCCAAGTCGGGGAAGATGGTATCGACCTGGAGCAATTGGCCGTCCAATCTCTGGGGGCAGAAGCCAAGTGTGAACTCACCGTGAGTGACGTGGATGACTCGGGTAACATCTACAATCGTCTCCGCCTTCCCAAGCTGACCACGGAGTCCAAGGTTAAGGCTCCCCGTCGTCGGAAGTAATTGATTCACTTGTTGACCCCGGTGGGTAACTGCCGGGGTCAATTTCCTGGAGCATCATATGAACTTAGACGATCTAATCGAACCCATTGACGGACTCACCGAGGATGAACTTATCCAACGCCTCCGTAACATTCGTCGTCGCCGGGAGGTAGTTAAACCTGCTACTGTGAACAGAAATAAACGGGTTGCACAGAAAGGTGGACAAGCCCGTGTTAGCAAGGTGGAAGCCCTCCTCGCTGACCTGACGCCGGAAGAACTCGAAAAACTCCTCTCCGAACTATAAGGGAAACAACAATGGCGCGCTCAGCAAAGTTAAAATTCGTCCCCCTGAAGGACATAAAAGTTGGTACTCGTTTCCGTGTGGATATGGGTAATATTGATGAACTTATCCACTCCATTGAAGAGAAAGGAATCCTCCAGCCCATTACTTTGGACAGTGACTACAACCTGCAAGCTGGTGGCCGAAGGTTCCATGCTGCAACTCAGCTGGGGTTGAAGGAAATCCCTGCCCTGATTCGTGAAAACTGTGGCATGATTGACCTTCGGGAAGTTGAGCTAATTGAAAACGCTCACAGGAAGGACTTCACTTGGCAGGAGAAATCCAAACTGATATATGAAGTCGATCAACTATACCGGGAGAAGGACTCCACCTGGAACATTCGCAAGGCATCCTTCCTTTTGGAAGAATCCATCGCTACCATGTCTCGGTACATTCAGTTGGCAAAGGGAATGAAACTAATTCCTGGCCTGGAAGATTGTGAAGGAATGCAGGATGCCTTTCGTATGTTGAAGAAATATGAGGAAGATAAAATCACCGACGCTCTACGGAAACATCAAGTCACTCGAGTGGAGAAGTCCAGTAGTAGCGCCAACAACGGCCTTGCAAATGCCCTTCACATGGCGGAGGCTAACTACATCATCAGTGACATATTCGAGGGTCTTGCAGGACTACGAACAGGTGGGAAGATTCACTTCGTTGAGTGTGATCCTCCTTACGGCATCGACCTCCGCAATGTGAAGGCTGATCAGAAGGATGACAAGGGGAGTCAGGTCTCTTCTTACAACGAAATCCCCCGCGAGGACTACATTCCCTTCCTGGACAAGTTGACCAAGGAGCTCTTCCGTGTAACATACAAAGATGCTTGGATGGTTTTCTGGCATGGTCACACCTGGTACACGGAAACAAAGAAATCCCTTGAGGATGCCGGGTGGAAGGTGGATGACATTCCTGCCGTGTGGACTAAGCCCGGTGGTCAGTGCCTCCAGCCAAATGTTAACCTTGCCCGTGGGTATGAATCCTTTTTTGTCTGTCGAAAGGGCGAAGCTATCCTTCACAAGCCTGCTGCATTGAATGTCTTTAGCGGCCCGAACGTACCGCCAGCAGATAAGTATCACCCCACTCAGCGCCCAGCATGGCTTCTCAATCGTATCCTTGACATCTTTTTGTTTGGCAATGAGACAATCCTTGTCCCCTTTCTTGGCAGTGGAGCAACCTTGCGCAGCGCATACTCCCTTGGTTTCAAGGCACTTGGCTTTGACTCCAACGACGAGTACAAGAATAGATTCTTGCTTGAGGTAGAAAAGGATTTCCAAAAGGTTATTGAAGAACAAGCTAGCGAGGAGTAACATAATGTTTCTTCCCACCGCACCAAGTAAGTTAATCAAATCCACTGGCTCTCCACAGGCAAAGGTGGCAATCGTAGGGGGATTCCCATCTCGTTTTGACTTGCGCACAATGGCTCCTTTCAATGGCCCCGCTGGGTCTGTCCTAGAACAATGTTTTCATAGTGCTGGCTTCATCAAGAGTGACATCTACCTGACCAATGTGTTTAAGATTGTCGCGGACAGTCCAGGGGTGTACTACAATGACAAGAAACACAAGTTCACACCCGCCGCACAACCCCACCTTGACGCCTTCTATGAGGAAATAAACTCCCTGGATTGCAACATCATAGTAGCTTGTGGTGCTATGGCATCTCAGGTAATCTGCGGTGTGTCTAGTGTAGCTACCTACCGTGGGTATGTGTTCCCTCCAGTGGATAACATAACAAGTTGTCGTAAGGTAATCCCCACTTTGCCTCCGGGTGATACCATAAGGGGTAATTACCTTGGCCGATACTTGATCTCCGCAGACCTTCAAAAAGCCAAGATCGAATCCAGCACCCATAACCTTGTCCTGCCTGAACGAAAGCTTGCCTACACATTCAACTCTCTCAGTGAGGTAATGGACTGGTTGGATTACTTCACGGGGGAACCCCTTGTTTCCTTTGACATTGAAGTAACTCATTACGAACTGGCATCCATTTCGTTCAGTAGTTCTCCCAATTTGTCTTGCTCTATCCCCATTGATGAACGATGGTCGGTAGAGGAGGAAGCAATAATCTACCGAGGTGTCCAACGAATCTTGGGAAATGAAAAGATCATCAAGGTAGGACAGAATCTCATCTTCGACATTCAGTTCCTTCTAACAAGGTGCGGCATTGTAGTGAGAGGCCCCATCTATGACACCATGATTGCCCACTCCGTTATGTATCCAGAATTGCGGAAGGGGCTTGGTTTTCTTGGCAGTCTCTACCTAGGTACCCAACCATTCTGGAAGGACATGATTAAGTTTGACAACATCAAAGGAGATTCATAATGACCAACTCTATTATTGTCCCTCTCAAAGGGATATGTGCCACCAGGAGAAGTGATGGATGGTACTACTGTTTGTTGCCTGCTGTAGAGCCTTACCGAATAAAGGGTATCAAAGACGAGGCCTACACCGGCCCCTTTGCATCCTTCACAGATATGTTAGCATCCGTGCCCGCCTGTTCAACTTGCCAAGGAGACTAACGTGCATAGTGCGAAGTTTCTTGAATACAATGCCCTTGACGCTGCCTGTACCCTTGAGATACAGCAGGCAATCTGGGACATGTTGGAAAAAGAAAAATATACCCAGACCTATCAGATGACCACTCGGCTGTTCCCTGTTCTTATGTTCATGCAAACACGAGGGATTCGAGTTGACCAAGAAAGGTTGGGGAAAACAAGGGAATACATCCTCAAGGAAAAGTCCGAGAAACAATCCCAACTGGATGCCCTTTGTGGCCGTTCCTTAAATGTCAACAGTCCCAAGGACTGTCAGAAATACTTTTACGTTGAAAACAATATCACTCCGTATAAGAGTAAGGGGGGTGGTATTACTGTGGACGACATGGCTTTGCAGAGAATTGCACGAGGCACCGCCGCACGTCCTGGCATGTATGAAGCTAAGCTGGTGCAGGAAGTACGAAGCCTTGAGAAACTCTACGGCACCTACTTAACAATTGAGTTCGACGAAGACAATCGTCTTCGTGCTTCCTTCAATCCTCGCGGCACCAAGTTCGGCCGACTGTCCTCCAGTAAGACTGTTTTCGGTACTGGCGCTAACATGCAGAACCTGCCGCAAGAGTTCAAACAATTCCTCGTCCCTGATCCTGGTTACGTATTCCTTGACGTGGACAAGCGACAGGCGGAGTGGGTAGTGGTTGCCTACATCAGTGGCGATGCTAACATGATTGATGCTATTGAACAGGGCAAAGACGTACACGTTCACACAGCCCACCTTATGTTCAATGTGCCGGAAGAAGTTATTGTTTATGAAAAGGAACTAGTCGGCCACGCATCTGATCCGGATAAGATTAAAGAAATCCGGGATGCTGATGACATACTCCGTCGATTCACTGGCCTCCCCAGGAACATGTCGGCACGGCAGTGTGGAAAGAAATCCAACCACGGCCTGAACTACGATGAAGGGTTCACAAACTTCTCCCTCATCAATGAGATGCTGGTGTCGGAGGGTAAACGAATCGTTGCGCTGTATCACAAAATCTACCCCGGTATTCGTCTCTGGTATGATAATGTAAAGCGACAGTTACAGAAAGATCGTACCCTTGTAAACTGCATGGGTAGGCGTATTCGCTTCATGGATGCTTGGGGTGATTCCCTTTGGAAGGAAGCATACGCTTCCATGCCACAGTCTACCGTCGTAGATTCCTTGAATCAAGGGATGGTATATATCTACGCTGATGACGCCCTCACCGGGAAGGATGGCTACAATCTTGATATTCTTGCGCAAGTCCATGACAGCATCCTCATGCAAGTTCCAATAACTTCCATCGACACAGAGGAGAAATTCAACAACCTCCTGCAAACAATCACCACTTACACTTCCCCGGAACTATCTTACTCTGGCCGCACATTCAGAATTTCCAGTGACTTCAAAATGGGCTGGAACTGGGGGGAGGCAAACAAAAGTAATCCAGATGGACTGCAAGATGTAACCACGTATCAAGATTTTCAACGCCTTCTGGAGAGTGTAAATGAGGGAACTCAGTGATTGGTTAGACGCCTACACCGAGTACACTGAGAACACTGAATCCCCTCTTTCATACCATGAGTGGTGTTCCATCTCAGTTGTAGCCGGGGCGCTTCAACGACGCGTGTATCTAAAATGGGGTCTTGGGCAGGTAATCTATCCTAACATGTATGTAGTATTGGTTGGTGCATCTGGGCGAACTCGTAAGGGTGGTGCTATCGGCATTGCGAAGGACCTACTCCGGCAGGTACCTGGAATCAGTGTAGCCCCGGAATCCTCCAGCGGACGACAGGCTCTTATCCTTGCCATGAAACGGGCTATTACAAACTTCAAGGACCCCACGGATAACAAGACTAAGTTCCACTGTGCTATTACGGCATTCAGTGAAGAGCTCTCGGTGTTCCTTGGACAGGGCGACATTGCGTATCTCGCCAATCTCACTGACTGGTATGACTCCAAGGATGAATGGGAGTACGAGACAGTCTCCCGAGGTAAGGATTCCCTCAGTGGCCTGTGCTTGAATCTGCTGGGCGGCACTGCGCCGGACTGGTTACAATCTATGATACCCCACGAAGCTGTTGGTGGTGGATTCACTAGCCGTATTATCTTCGTGGTGGAAGAGAAGAAACGCCGCACTATCGCTGAACACAATATATCAGAACATGAAGTCCAACTAGGGTTGGCCCTAACCAGAGACCTGGAACGCATCGGTCAGATGGCCGGTGAGATGACTATGGATGCCGAAGCGCGAGACCTTTACATTGCCTGGTATATTAAACAGGATGAAGCCCTCAGCGCCGGTAACCCTGTTATTGCAGACACAAGATTTGCTGGCTACTGTGAGCGACGGGCTACTCATCTACGCAAGTTGATGATGATCTCCAGTGCCAGCCGTGGTGACTCAATGGAATTATCTGCCCTGGACTTTGCACGTGCCTTGACATTGTTGGAGAACGTGGAAGGTAACATGGCTAAGACCTTCGGTGGCCTGGGCCGGGCAAGGAATGCTGACTCCACTGAGATGATCAAGTCCTACATCCAACGTCTGGGAGTTACAACCAAGCGTGTCATTCTCACTAAGTTCTACCGTGATGTAGATGCACAAGCCCTCCTCGGCATTGAGCAGACGCTGGAAGGTATGCGAGTGATAAAAATAAAGCTCTCCCCCGAGACCGGGGAAAAGCTTTACGAATGGATTGGTGGGGATGACTAAATGTTACACGATGAAACATTTCCTAATCATCATGAATTGGATAGTCCGTTGGCTGCACGACTGGCCCTACATCTGGTGCATCCGGGACGAATACATCTCCCGGTCGTACCTGTGTCCAAGGTGGTGTCTGATCATCCTTTCCACCACGAACAAAGTCTTGTGAATGACGTGGCTCCCAGCAGTGGTCACAAACATAGAAACCCTGCCAATGTCTCTTCAATTCACTTGCCTTATACTTATGCCCACAACAGTAACAAACTGCATTCCAATCACCAAGGGCAAGGTAGTCCTTCGGTCCTTTCATTATTCATCATCCTTTATTACAAACTCATGTAATGGTCGACCAACCACTGGAAGGAGACGGACACTATCCTCCGCTGGCCTTGTTGCCAGACCACCAATAACCTTCACTGTTGGCGGAATGCCCCTTGCCCAGATAAGTTCCTTGATAGGGTCTCTCGACCGCTGCATCTTATCATAGTCATACATGTTGAGGCCAAGTGCCTCAATGGTATTAAGGGGAACGTCCATTGGATCAAACTCCACGTCCCTGCCCAGTAAGAGCGCCTTGATCTTATCCGTGCTAGCCCCAGCAATACCATACATTAGCCCCAACCCTAGTAGATTCCGCAACCCCTTTGCAATCTCCATGGGGTTACCAGATGCCATTTTTGCAAACGCTGCCTCCCGAAACACATTAGCCGCACGAAGGTTGAACAATGCAAGGTGGTAGAACAATCTCCCCGTGGGATGCTTCTGATACAACTGCGGAGTGTCCCACATACTCATAACTTGTGTTCTGCCCAGCTCCATGAAGGACACCAACTCTATAAGGTCAGTCCTCTTTCCAACCTTTAACTCCTTCACCAGTTGATCAAATTCTTCCTTCGGAAACACTTCCCCGTACTTCTCCGTGAGCTTCTTCATTCCACTCTGCGTACGCACTTGGATTTTCAGTTTCTCAAACGATGCCTGCAGAGCAAAGGTTTTCATACCCAAGTCAACTGCCCTGAACCCACCCCACTTGAATGACCCTCGTGCTACCTTGGCCGTCCAGTCTGTTCCAATGAAGTCGGCGGCGAGGTAGTCAGTGATGCCAATACTCTTGACATTAATATCTGTATTCCGAGAAAGCATCTTTGCCGCTGCCAACACTGACGCCTGAGGCCCTTGCAGACCTGTCTGAATGATACCATCACCAATCTGGGTAACGGCGGAGTAAATATTCCCCAACAGTCCAGCACTCACAAGGTTCTTTGTTCCTTGTAAGAATGTATTCATCGACTGCTCACCGCCTGCAAACCTATCCCGGATCATCCCAGCAAGTTCAAACACTTCATCGTCTGTTAACTTCCCCTGCTCCCGTAACATTCGAGTGAGACTACTAATTGACTCCTCTGTGTCAGTGAATAACTGCCCATCGGCATTCTTAACCTTCCTATGCACACCGAAGAACTTAGCCTTCTGCACAGCCTTCTCACTCTCACGAATGAAACTATGCACAGACTCGGTAGGGGAATAATAAAAGGGTTGCAACTCTGGCGTGATCTCGGGAATGACTTTCTTCCTTGCAAACCCCGGCAGACGATCTCCCTTATGTTTGAACCCAATAAGAACATTCCGAATAATGGCATTCTTCTCCATTTCCGTAAGAGACTCTCCCACTGACTTCATCTTCTTACTCTCCGCATCATCCAAGACACGGTCAAGAAATGCTCGGCTGGCAACATCAAGATGAGTACGCAACCCTTCCAGGTCTTTTACTCGTGCCGGGAAGTGCCATTCGTCCGCAGTCTTGATGAGACCAAGTGAAACCAAACGATCACCACGTTCCTTCATGTGCGCACGGAATATCTTATGCGCCTTCAACAAGTCCTCCCCTCCCGCAGCCTCAATAACCTTCCCGATGACAGTACCATTACTAGTGGACAGTGCCTGCCATACCACTGCCTGATGCGCCTGCGGTAGACGGTTCAACAGTACAAGGAAAGGATCAACCTTATGCAGGCCATCATCAATTCCTTTCAGTTCCCCAATAGCATGTTCCTTGGTTTTCTTCCATAGCAATGGGCTCATCTTTTTAATCCGATAGTCCACCATGCCAACAGCTTTATCCAATCCCTTAAACAATCTCTTCCCACCTGGGCTAGCCAACCCAAAGCCAGCAATCATTCCAAGGCCTGCCCCATACAAGGGTTCATCCTCGCGGCGGAAGTAGGTACCCAACGCCGCACCTGCACCAACATACATAGCAATGCGCAACAACTGAGGATCAACCGCCCCCTGTTGGTTACGTGGTACCTTTGGAATATTCCCAACTCGCCCTTCTGTCCCAGCGTCACGGACAAAACTATTCCTCCCACCACCCTTAATGCCAAGATACTTCTGCACAGATGCTTCCATGTGTGCCTTAGCACGGGACAATCGCACTCGCACATTGACAGGGGAAATCCCCAAAGCCGCTGCAATGTCTGGCTGAGGCATACCATCTTCATTCAGAAGAAACACCTTCAACAAGTCATCACTCATTCCTTTAATAGAACGATTGAGAGCCTCTTGCATCTCCTGAGCCATAGCAATGTTCTCAGGTGTGTCCAAGTGTCCCGGTGAGTGTTCCTCCACCCGTGCCGCTGGCTCACCTAACTCCGCCATGTCGTTAGCAACAATGGAAGGTTCAATACTCTCTGTCCTACGTAGACGCCCTCGCTTAGCTGCCGTACGAAGTTTAACCTTCCCAATCCCGTATAGCCAAGTGTAGAACTGCACACCGTCTCTGAGGTTGTCAATCTTCTCAAAGGCAGTGATGAAAGATTCTTGCACAATGTCATCTATATCTACCCCAGCAGAGGCATGCACATCTTGCATATCTCTCCCGAGACTACGGCGCAGTCTTCCACTGTGCGTTTCAAATAGCTTTCGTAGGCTAGTGGAATCCTTCGCCCTGGCACCATCCAGCAGGGCCTTTTCCTGTGCCACTGACATGCCGTCAAAGATCATCCCTACAAGACGGGAACCATCCAATGACATGGCCCCTGACTGACGCATACGACTTGCAACAGTGCCCCCACTGGGGACAAGTAACCCAGCCAATCCACCGAGGATACCACCCGCCAATTTTCTGTCGTCTGGCGCTAGCCCAACACCCAAGGCTACTCCGCCTGTTACAACAAGCCCCTTCGCTACCATGTCCAACATGTCAGGGTGAATGAAACCAGATTGTTCACCACGGGCAAGTTTTACAGGATCCTGAACTTCCCAGCCGGCGCCTGCTTCTACCTTACTGTCTGCTTCCTGTCGAATCAAGTCATCAATGGCAGCCCGGTACTTTTCAATGGGGACAGAGTTACCTTTCCCTCGTACCTGGGCAGTGATATAACCGCCTCTGTTCTTTTTCGAGTCTGCAAGAATCTGTTCAATCTTTCCACGAATGATAGGGCCGTACTTACCCTCACGAGCGGCGACAATAAAATCTTTCGTTGTTTTAGCTCCGGACAGTGTTAACTCGTCCGTTGAAACAAGATCTTGTACGTTTATTATAGCTCTTTTATCGTCGAGTGACAGGCCATACGCTCTCTCCGGCGAGAATAACTCCACCGTTACATGACTAATCCCATCAGCGTCTCGAAGGGAAAACACCTTCGCATGTTCTTCTTGTATTCCCTTCCATCCATTGAAGCCATAATCAGATGCTCCTCCCAAACTTGGATTCCTCTCATACCCCCTAACAGAATGCCCCATCATATCACTCTCCGCAGCGAACTGGCCCTCCTCATTGAGGCGTGTCCAGTAGGTGCCGTCAGGGTATTCTTTATACTTACTGTCTTTCCCAGTACGAGCTTTCGCACGAGCCTTCTCTGCAATGACAGCGTTCTTCTTATCCCACTCAACAGTTTCCCGGAGTAGACGTGGAAGATCATACTGGGCTAACTTACCCTCGGGGAGTGTGAGAGCGTAGTCAGAGGCGTGAGACATGAAATCAGTAAGAGCAAAGTAAGATGCTGTATTTTCCCTTGTTGTTACTATATCAGTTACCATATCCCCTAGTTCAACTTCCCTTGAAGCAGTTGCAAGACGTACATCAGCAAGTCTAAGATCAGTTTCATTAACTGTACGTACTGTAAGTACATCATCCATTAAGGAAGCAATAGATTTTCCCGGATGCGTTAAAAGCTCCACTTGATGTAATGGATCAGTGTCTTTACCAAGATGCCTAGTGATGTATCGCTGCACCATCTTTTGAATAGGCCACACATTGGGATTGTCAAGGCCTTTTTCCAACAAACGGGGCGCAATATCCCTGGCGACAAAATGTCTCGGTGCCCTTCTCGTAACTGCCCCCAGCAAGATCGCCGCCAACGATCCTTTCTTCCCATCCTCCGGGAACATAGCTAACCCTGCCGTGATAACACCTGCACCAAGGCCAAGTTTAACCAACAAGTCTACATCTGCAAACCCTTCCACTCCCCGCTGACGAATCTTATTCGCCCTTCGCGTAGCCTGTTGCATAGCATTGCGAATGACAGGAACATCTTCTGTCCACGCAGCTTGCATGGCGTCAGCTTCATTAAGGGACGATTCCCTAATATGATCTTCGTTAAGCTTCCTTGCCTGTTCAATAATGGAGAGTTGTTCCTGCAAGTCTCTTGCTTCCACTGCGTTGTCAAACTCTTCCTGAAACTTCGCCCGTTCAGAGATGTTCCTTGCCTCCTTGGCCTCAAACTCCTGAAGCCGTTTGGCATTCATAATAGCCTCACGGTTCTCCCTTGACCGAGTGAGGTCTGCACGTTCTTGCGCCTTGAACTCCAAGAAATCCGCATAGTCCTTTTCTTCCTTGAACAACGCGCGCAGTTCTGCCGCACGTTTCTTGTGCCACTTGGTTAAATCTGTAACAACCTCCAGTTCCCCTGTGTTAGGATTGGTTCTTTTTCCAATACCAAAGAAATCATCTAACTGTTCCATTGACACAACATCAAACACTTCATCCAGACCTTCCGCTCGAGTAGCAACACGACTGGCGCCCTTCCCTTCAATGATCGGTTCCACAAGATCATCAATAACAGCCTCGGTCTTGGCAAGGTCCTTGATAGCATTATCCAGAACCTCTCCAAGGTCTCCCGCGACCTTCTCCCCAGTCGGGCGAGTAGTTCCCTTAATAGTCTCACGAGCTTTTGCCCCCTTGCCAAACACCAATCCAAGAGGGCCACCTAAAGCTGCTCCAAGAGTAGCGGCAAATTGAATCTCTGCCCTATCCCTGCCGTTGGGAGTGTTTTCTTGATGGGCTATTGTAATAGCAGCGTTCACCCCACCACCAGCTATGCCCGCTCCAATAGCACGATCGGCTGCCTTAATAGCAACAGGTACTTTGGCAACCTTACCAAGCTTTGCAAGGTTTGTTAGTACCTTAATGGAAGTTCCCTCCAACGCCGCTGACACAGCCCAAGGGTCAGCCAAGATACCCTTCGCAAACTCCAGCCCAACTGCCCCAGGGTCTTCCTTAATCCCTGCCGCCATGCCCTTTGTTTGTTCCCACAGTGTGGGATCAACTCGTGCCTTGCGTGTATCAATAGCAGCCTGTGCTGCATCACGAGTTACTTGTGGAAACTCCTCTGGATGACTCACAATATAAGACTGTTGCAGCACTCGGTTGGCTGCATCAAAGCGAGCACGAGTAAGCTCTGGCTGTCGGAAGGCAGACTGGATCATTTGAGATGGCATACTCTCACGCAACAATAATGTGAGAGGCGATACCCACTTCCCAAATGTATCCTCTTCCACCACCTGCGGCTCGCTGGGGTTAACAGACATCCCGAAGAAGTTAACGCCCGAATCCGGGAAGTCATCTGCCCCCTTAAAATTCTGTGCCTTCAGTGTAGCTACCTGATCCGCACTAAACGACGCATCAATGTTAGCAATCCCCCGTTCATCCCAGCGCTTACGGAAGTGATCCCAAGTGTCAGATGCAACTTCCCCCAGTCCCACAATAGGATCAATAATGAGATGTTTCTCAACTCCCTTACCAAGGTTTTGCGCACCCTCAACAATCTGAGATATCTTGGAAGGACCCTTGGGGACAGGCTGCACAGGAACGACCATTGCATCTAGGTCTGCCAGTGAGAATTGTTTCCCTGGCCCACGCTCCTCCGGCAGACCTTCCGACGATTCCCCTGTTACCATTGCATCTAAGTCTTGCAAGGAAAACTCACGAGGCATACATTACTCCAATTCTTTGAAAGAGCTGCCAGTCCAGATACCCAACTTGTCCCCATTCGCAGTTGGTACCATGTAGTACAATCCCTTCTGCATCTCCATTCCACGCTTGTACACCAAGGGAGCATCTCGTGTACGACCCTTAGGAGTGAACTCCGCCTTTTTCTTGGCTTCCTTAACATCATCCACTGCTTCCATATCCAGCTCACCATTGGAGATAGCGTTAGTGATTTCTCTTTGAATAGCTACTTCCATCGTAATACCAGGATGATTTGCAGATCCTTGAATTGCCCGAGATGCAATAACAGGAGCCATCTCACGAAGGATACGAAGGCCTTTGCTCTTATCCGGGATACGTCCACCAAAGAGACGAGTACGAATAGTAGCTTCTGCAAGGTCAACTGTTTTAGCGTCAGCTGCCCCTGCACTTTTCCCATCCTTAGCTTTGTTTGCTTCATCTATCCTACGATTCTGTTCCTTTTGTTTTGCAAGTTCAAGTTCCTGCATTCGCAAGGAACGATTCAAGCGTCTGTCAGTTGCAAGGTCTTGCGCAGACAACTCCAATCGCTTGGCCTTATTCTGTTCCGCTACCGTCACCGCCTGTTTCCGCAATTGCTCAACTGCATCTGGATCATAAGGGAGTGCTGCAAGGGCCTGTGCTTCACTCTCACTAATTGTTCCATCTGCCCCTGCCGCAATCATAGCAGCCTTGTCTGATTCCCATGAAGCAGCATTGGAGTTAGTAAGAAACCTATCCGTCAAGGAGATCTGCCGATCAGATCGTTCTGTTTCTAATTTCTCCGCATTCCTTTCCTCCGTCATCCGAAGGCGCTCTTCCTTTGCAAGTTCATTACCTTGCTTGAAGAACGGCTCAGCCGCCTTGGCATAACCACTTGCTAACAAAGCAGACCCCGTTTGAATAAAGGGATCAGCCACGCTAGCATCGTCATCAACTTGCGGCGACCCCTTCGGGTGTTGCCCAGATGCCAGTTGACCAAACAACTCTCCCGCACGTTGGATGGCCACGCCTTCAGCTTCTGCAGCCTTTTGATTACGTGCAAGAGTATCCATGTTCATCTGCGTAGCCGCTTGATTCAACCGGCTTTCTCTATCCCGGTTGATTGCATCAAGGGTGTTAGCACCAACTTCATACCATTGTCCCATGATTTATGGCCCGGTCGGAGGAGGAGAGTTAAATGAATCCCAAATCTGTTGACCACCGCGAGCGATTGTCCCAAACAAATTACCTTGCCCATTCAAATCTGTCTGATTGGCATTTGCAGTGGATTGCAATGCAGCAGGGAAGCCCTGGCCTGGGTTAGCATTCGCACCAGATGTGAGAGCCAAGTTATTAAACGCCGACTGGTATGCTTCACCGCTAGCCTCTGCCGCAGCTACCAGTGCATTACCACTGCCAGTGAATCCCTGTGCAGCCATTGTTCTTTCCGCAGCACGAATACGAGTTTTGTACTCGGGAAGATTTTCCACAGAAGATGGATCATTCATAAGGTTCTGCAATTTCTGCGCATTGTCCTTACGATATGGAGCAAAAGGATCAGCCGCCTCAACCGCCTGTTGGGCTAACTTCTTTTCCTGCTTGGCCTTTTTCTTTGCTGAGATTGCCCCCAGCACTGCCCCACCAATGGAGAGGGCTGCTCCAAGGAATCCCAACTGTCGATGAGGGAGACGTGGCCCAGTTTGATTTCGCATATAACCTCCTAATTGTTTCATCATGTAACAATCCCTAATCGCCCGTATGTTCTCTAGGAGACCATCCTGATGGAATTAGGACACCCTCAATCCTACTAATACGCCGCTCTGTTATTTTCATAAGCTGGCAAGTATTAGCTATATTTGCCTGCATAGTCAAGATATTTGCACAATCAGCTTCTGTATCTGTAAGCCGTTTATTGAATGTATCTCGTCTCTCCTTATCTAAACTAAGGTGCATCCGAAATACTATTCCCATCAACGCCGACACAATACCAACTGCCATGAGGGCAACATCACGCCAGTACACAGTTTCCTTTACATCCCCTAATCCCTGCGCCCAGGCAGCGGTTGCAATAAGTAGCAGCCCAAGCAGGAATAAAATTTTACTCCACATCATGAATTCTCCGATCTGCTGTAATTATTCTTTGGGCGGCAGTGATGCTGGCGTCACAGGCATCGGCAAGTTGGATAGCCATAGCTGCCGCATCTTGAATCCGAAGGTTGGTGGTTGCATTATCTCCGGCGGAACTAACTGAGGGGAGGGGCAGATTGCTGGTGGGCGGACACTGGAACTCAGGCCGCACCCGCTGATTCCCACTACGCAAATCAGCAATAAGCTTGTCTTTATTAACCAGTGCATTGGAAAGGTCTCCTGCAAAAGTAGTGCGAGCAAATTCAATCTCAGTCCGCATATCTATTTCTAATTGTATCTTATCCGTCATAGCCTCAAGGGAAGCAGTGACAAAATCTTTTTGCAGCTTTGCCAAGTCTCGTTGAGCATTAGTCAGCCGGTTTGTCTGCACTCCCAGAAGGATTCCGGCAAGCACCAACGCCACTATCAAGCCACGAGTTATCATAGCGCCTGTTATGGAACCAATGAAAGGAATCATTTAACCACCCTTTCCTGTACAGTTGTGTCAGGGTTCTTGATAGCAAACAACCTGCTAACAAATCGACCGGTGATAGCACTTCGGTAACGGTAAGTTACTTTCATACAACCTCCTACGGGAGACATTCCACATCAGGGTAAGTACAAATCCCAGGCCCCCATCCGGCACTTACATACAACGGCTGCCAGCGAGTTGTGATCTTAACAGGGTAACCCAAGTTCTCCGGACAATGTTTAACTGAACGTCGGGCAGTTCCGCAGAAGTTATCAGCAATTCTGAGGTCACTCGGCTGTCCAGCGTTAGCCCATTCTTTACTCCAATGCCCAAGCCCCCCATTGTAACCTCGAAGGGCTGCCCAAGTCCTGCCGCAGGTAGTCCCTTCCTTGGGTGTCCTGTCATACAGGTACTTGTCATACACTACCAGCGCCCTAATAGCCCATGCAGGATTCAAAGTGTTACATCCATTCGGAAGGTCAGGGCGCATCCCACATATCCACTTGGCAGTTGCTGGCATAAACTGGGCCATCCCTGACGCCCCTACATGTGAACGAGCATTAGCCTTCCACATTGACTCCTGGTGTATCTGCCCTGCAAAGGTAGCAACAGGCGCGTCCATCCCCCAGACAGAGCGAGCCTCCCTAATCAAGTCATTCCTATACTGCAATGACTCACGAGGTACTTGGGCCAGTACAGGGGCACACATTAACAGGAGCGCAAACATCTTCACAGACCAGTGGCCACTGCGAGGATTATGGATGCAATAAGAATGGCCCGACGAATCTCTGCTTGATGAGGGTGTCCACATTTGTCAGGACGAGCATAAGGGAAGATTAAACGATCTGCCCAGTAGCCCAGCCACAAGGCAATACCGACAAGTGAAACCTTATACAACAGGACACCTACTTGCTGCGGTGCAGTCAGCGCAATAACTGCCAGCAAACCAAGAGGAATTACAATTGATAGATTCATCCTATTCTGTTTCATATCAAGGCGCCTTTGGTACGGTGGAAATGGCAGTGATTCTTCCAAATGAATCTACAGTGATCACTGGGATATTTGAGGCATCTCCATACGTGCCAGGAGTAACCCCGGTTGTTGCAAGATGGGCGTTGATAGTGGGATTCCCTGCCACACCATCTGCGTTAGTAATGGAAATATTCGTCCCTGCCACCAATGTTCTCGTTGACCAGTTGGCCCCATCCAGGACAGCAAATCCATCTCCCGTGATCTGCCCAGTGCCAACAACAAGAGCGGTTAGTGTATCCACCTTGCGCTTGATTAACTCAAACCAATTCACCCACGCTGGGCTAAGTCTACTTCCACCTATCCCGACAGGGCCTTCCAGTTTCTCCGCCGACGGAACAGGAGGGACTCGTGCATCTTCAATAGCCATCACAGTACTCCAATGTCATATTGCACTTCGATTGCATGTATTCGGAAGGGGAGATTCTGCCGGTGTCGGAAGTGGTAGGCTCTCTTATTAAATGTGCCACAGTTAATTAAGTGAGGCCTATTAGATGCCAAGTCCACCCTCCGCCAGCTACTCCAAGTCTGGTAGTCATCATCACTATTCCGAACCATCAGAACACTACCAACTTCCTGATCTGCTACAAACTCCATCCTATTCAAATGTTTCCGCCGGCGAGTTTGTGCATCAAAGTTAGGTGTGATAATATCCACTTGGATGGCTTTGCCTGCGTCAGTGAAAGCATCCACTGACCACTTAAGCAATGTCCCATTACTCTCATGCTGCAAAATAACATTCCGAGCGTTATCAAAGGTAGATGCGATAATCGGAATGTAATTCCCTTCATCATCCGTCCACTGATACCAATGTTCTAACTCAATGTCATACACCAGCGTTAAGTTACTCAACGGTAGGGTAATGACGTAGAAGGTATGCCCAACTATCTTCGCCTGCCAAGACATAATCCTAGCCAGATCAGCGCCTCGAAGCAAACGATCAATAGCAGGAGTAGAAACAATACTAAACGTAAGCCCCTGCAATATGCCAATCTGAGGGGACGCACCCCGGCTGATAGCCAACCAAAGAGTCTTATCATCAATCTTCTGTACACTATCCGCATGGACACAGCCGTAGTCGAGTTTGGAACCCTGCACCTTTTGAAGAGGTGATCCAACTGGATTACCTGCGTCGAAGAGTATCTCCGTTGACCACTGGTTCAGTGCTACCACATACACCAGTTGTTTAACAATAGCCACTCCCTCATCCGGCTCATCGTTGGCGTTGATGAAGTTAATGGGATCCCAGCTATCGGCGGCAGTAACTGAGTTTGGTCGACTCCCCCAGATGGAAGACCCTGCCTCCATCACATACTGCGCACCATTTAAGTATGCCCATCCCTTCACGGTTGCAGCAGGGTAGTCTGGGTCAAGTGAATTAAGGGGAGCACTAATTGGAGTAACACCATCCCATGCGTAAGCCTTTGCCCCATTGTGAAGCACAATCTTTGGAGTAGCACCAAGGATAGCAGAGAACGCATACACTCCCCCGACAGGAGTATTCGTTCCTCCAACCGTGGTATCTAATCCTGTCGCCACTTCCAGTCCATCCGCATACATCTTGTCGCCAAAGATGGAGATTACATTGCCTTGCCAAAAGAAAACGCCCCGACCTGGAGAGGCAGCACCAGGGGGAGATAGCGCCAACTCCATGCCGGGACGTTTAAACACACTGAGCATTTCTGTCTTATCAATTTCTGCATAGCAATTCACCAGCCGTGCATCTTTATCCACAGACGTATTACGGTTAGAAGTGGTAACCGCAAGAGGAATACGAGGGGGAAGTTGAACAGACTGATACTGGGGCATTACCTAAAGCTCCCGGCTAAGTAAGTGGTGGATCGTTCATCGGGGGCGAACCGGGTCTCTGCATCTTCAATGTCAAAGTTTTCCAGCAACTCCCGATAATACACAGCCCTCTGCGCACACCTATCCATGATAGCCTGTGGCTGTCCAGTTGAGATGTCATCTGCAAGCCCCCAGCGAAGGGCAATTCTCCATTCCTGAGGGAAGGCTACATTCTCTTGCAGGTTAGCCGTGGTGAGAGCCTGTGCACGGATCAAGATATGCGCAACATTCCCTGCCTCCGTCACGTCAGGAGTATTCCAGAAGTGAACAATGGTAGACGTGGCTTGCTTATCCACGAAGTAAGAACTAACCGTTCCATCGTTACCCACTACCTGAGACAACCGCAACCATTCTTCCCAGCCTAACACAATGAGGGGACGGCGAGAGTTACTAACCGTCTCCAACATGTATGCCTGCATGACTTGGATAGGACGTGTAATGTCTATGTCACCCCCCAAGTGAATGGTGTACGCACCCTTGCTTGCCACCAAAGGGATAGGAATGTCCTGGTGGAGAAACAACTTAAGTCCTTGTGTCTGCCAAAGGTTTACAATGTCAACTAGCCTACGATGGTTTGTGGCTAGTTGCTCACTGTTAGCTTCATCACCTTCCTGCAGCAGTCCACTATCGTGCATAGCATCATTGATGATGCCGTACACTGTATTGGAGCTTGCATTAGGCATTAGCGCACCTTCTTGAGTTCGAGGATCACGAAGAATGTACCAGTGCCTGTGGCAGTTACGTTAATGTCACCTGTCACGCCAGCCCCTGCATTGTTCCACAGGCCACCAAAGGCCTGGAAGCAGTCGACTTCTGATTGGGACAAATTAAGAACAGGCTCTGGAGCAGTGGCATCCCAAGCAACTTGAACCGTGGTAGCATCACCAACGCTGTAGTGAACATAGTCGATACGTACCCACTCAGGAGCACCCGCAAGTGTACTAATGTCCAACACACCAACACTAGTGAACTTCACCACGGCATTACGAGGGCCGTCGCTCAATACTTGAATAGCCATGACCCCTCCTTACCGTTCTACGGCGGCGAGCACGTAGTCTACGGTCATTGTCTTTGCAGCGGCCGCACCTGTTTGAATGCCAAAACTCAGGTTCAACAGACTCACCGGAAGGGTCGCTGCTACAACACTCAGTGAGGCTGCATAGCGATCATTCACATACACTCGAATGAGGTCTCGTCCGTTGTATGCAAATCCAAGGGTCATACTGGTAGCCGCAATACCAGCAAGGGTAACGCTGGTTCGAGCACTGCCACCTGCACCTTGCGCAGACGTGAGCACCACGTCAAGGGAACCACTATCCTTCTGGAAGAAAATACCTTCCGTTGCATCCAGTGGAGTGGTGTCAGTGATAACCAAGCCGGCTTGAATGGTAGCAAGGTTAGCATCCTCAAGAGTAAACTTCGTCTTGAAGAAAGCCGCCTTACCAATGGTAATGGCAAAGTCAGCGGGAGTACCTTGCAGGAAGTTACTATTACCTGAGATGGCCCCAGTGGTAACAAGCAACAAGCCACCTGCGCCAGCAGTCAGCACATTCGTACCAGTGCCAACCAAGGTGCTTGTCCATTCACTAGCAAGGAATGTATTGAAGTCGTCAAATCGGGTGATAAACTTTGTTGGGTCTAACTGCCCCATGTCACCAAGAGTGGATACTTTCGGGGCGTTAGTAACACCATGACTAAAACGGGTAGTGCTCATTCGATTCTCCAAGAGGTAACGTCTTTCGACGTGAGGGAACACTTTACCATGCAAGGAGGCGGCCTACCCGCCTGTTTCCTAATTGTTACAACGTGAAACAATTACTTCGGATAATGTTGAGCCTTTCGGATTCCACTATCTAATCTCTTACCTTTTCTGGGCGGAGTTGTGTACTTATCCGCTCGCTTCATTCGCTCACTCATTCCACCCTTACCAGGAGAAGTATTCACTCGACGAGGCTGACGTTCCATGTTAGACGCACCATCACTACGAGTGCCACCTGAACGAACAGGCTGGGTTTTTTTCTTCTTCCCACCAAGGATCTTCTTCGCCGCAGCACCTGCGACAAGACCACCAACTCCACCGGCAATACCTCCACCAGTGGCACCTTTCAAACCAACCTTGAGGCCGGCCTTGGCAACTTTACCAAGGCCTTTACCAATCTTCTTCAGGAAGCCCATACCATTCTCCTTACGGCCCGTTCGATGCAAACAACCCACGCGGATCAGTAATGCCAACAGAGAACCGCATGTAGGTAGCAGCCTTGGCATTCTTGGTATCGAAGTCATTGTCTTGCTGAAACTTCGGCTTCTCACGCCAGAAGAACTTCATACCTGCCGGGATGTTTGTCCTGACAAACCACGCATTCGGACTATTGAAATAGTGATTCATCTTGATACCCTTGGGAAGGGCGTTCGTTGCCTTCAACACGTTGATAGCGTTGTTGGCAGTATCGTTCTGAAGGACTGACTTCAAGATACGATTCGCGTTATACCACTCATCCGGGCTGATGTGCAGGGACTCAGGCATGACGCTGATCTTCAAACCACGATCCATCACGGTTTTCATGATCTTAATGGACATATCCTCAAGTGCAATCTCACTCAGATCAGCGCCTGGGGTGAGCTTGTTACTGAAGGTGCCACCAGTAGCGTTGACGTGTGCATCGGAGATAATCGGTTGCCCATCTGGAGTGGTATAGAACGTCCCCACAAAGGCATTGTTGTACAAGAAGGCACCGACATTCTCCGTGGTTTGGGCGATAGAGAAAGCATTCGCCTTTGCCCGACGGTGAGACACTTCCGCATACAGGTTGTCCTCCAGCTCCTCATGCGTCACGATATACCCGAGAGCATATGCAATGTGCGCGTAAGTGGTGACCCAACCCTGCACTTCGGAATCAAACTCAATGGGGGCACCCTGACCCTTGACCGGGGCAAGCCCGAAGCCAGTTACCTGCACATCTTGTTCATAGGCCTTCCGAGACGAACTGACCTCAAACAGATCAGTGTACTCGACCGGGTGAGCATCGTACACTTGGCCCCAAATTTCCTGCACACCAGGCCAGAGAAGTTTGGGATGTGAACCAGTATTGATTACGCCGCCTGCCATAGTATTTCTCCTTAAAGGCCAGCAGTGCCGGCAGTGAGTTCATGGTTGTTGATCTTAACCAACCACTTCGCAAAGGCACCAAAGGTGTTATCCTGCCGTCGGGCAAGTCCGAGTAACCGCAACTGAAGGGTGGCAGTAGTTGCCTTCGTGGCAGCAGCTGCCGTCCATTGCGACGTGAAGCCATTGTTTGCCGCAACTGCCAAGTTGATATTAAGACCTGTATCAACAGCAGCCATAGGAGTGCCAGACTCCTGGATTTCAAAGATAGTGTTTGGATCGTCCACTACCATTGCATACCAGTCCTTTGTTTGTGCAGCCGCTGGGCGAGTGGTTGAATCAAGATTACTGGGGTTCGCAATCAACGACTCCCGAGTACCCAAACCAACTACCACACCACGGATGGCACCAGTTGCCGCAGCCAACGTAATAGTGGGAACACCATTACCATCTGCACTACCGCCAGACTTCACAGGGTCACCAATTGCGTAGCCATTTGTATCTGCAGCCGGGATCATGTACACGTTAGCACCACCAGTCCAGCAAACACCGCTGATGTAACTTACGGGCTTCAATCCCCAGGGGCGATTTTCATTTGCCATTTAAGTTCTCCGAGGTTTTTGGGTGAAGAGATCAGATGGATTGCCCTTGGTGTAACGCGCACTAGCATCTTGCGGCGACTCTCCATTGGCATTCGTACCTACTTTTCCCTTCTTGAGCACATCCGCGAGGGATGCGTTTTGTTCATTTAGATCTTTCTGGCCCAACTCGTAAAGATGATTGGGGCACTTCATGAGATACATTCTCGTGGGCTGGCCACTTCGATCTACTTCATCACCTGAAATTAGACTGACTCGACTACCGAGGTCAGTGTTACCTGAGGACTTGGCATCACCACCAAGATCGAAGTTATTCACATCTACTTCGTCTTGATCTACAAACCGATACCCTGCACGTTGAGCGCGAGCAACTCGGGCTGGCTCTCCACGGAACCAGTGTAAATGGTAACCCGGAATGTTCGGCGTGTCAAGCCGTAATGTAGCTGACGACATAGGGAGGTAATCTTTGGGTATCTCAAAGTCACCTGGGGCAACGGAAGGGTTGGTCTCAGTTACAAGGGGATTCTTACTCATGTCATTCTCCAGAAAAATAGATTTCAGCGTACTTCTTCTTCCACGCATCAAGGGTCTTGTAGCGTTTATCTGCCCCCACCAGTACATCTGCATCACTCAAGCAAGCTGTTTGGGCATCCTTGGGCAAATCAGCCCATCCCTTCCTGGCACCATTAGCCCGCCCTGCCCCAGCGTTGCCACTTTCTACCTTAGACGCAGCCCGACCAGAACCACTCCCACTTTCTTGTTCCCCCAAGATACGAACACACTCATCAAAGAATGCTTTCCCTTCCAATGTGTTACCATCTTCCCGAAGGTCCTCAGCAATACGAACAACTGCCTTGGTACGTTTCTTATCCACATCAAACCAAGGATTCTCCCGGATGAACTCCACATACTCGGGACTTGGATCAGTAGAATTGACAGGGGCCACCTTCGCAGGTGCGGGTTCATTTAGTGCCTTCTCCTGGGCACTGTTATCGTTAAGGCGTTCCAGCACATCCAGCTCGGCATCGGTATCTTCTGCCTCCCGAGCGCGCTTCAATTCCTCCTTCAATTCCTGCTTAGCCTGCTTCACCGCTCGCTTATTTGCTGCCAGCCAGTGCGCTTCCATCCTCGCAACCGCAGCTTCATTGTTGGCAAGGCTGGCACCGAGTTGATTAATCTTTGCATCACGGGCTTGCAGTTCCTTCTGCAATCGCTTATTGTTGTCCTTGAGAATTGGAACAATATGCCGGCCCCTTTCCACAAACTCCGCATGATCTACCCATTGATTCGGGTTACCTTTGAAATCTTCCTTTGGCTGCCAGCCAAGATTACGAGCCTCTTGCTCTGTGTCCTCCCCATCACCGCCATCACCAAGTTCCAACTCTTGCTGTACACCTTCGATAGTCATATCAGTTCTCCATTTCTATTTTTGCAAAGATATCTCGATCGTTGACAAACCGATACTGTTGCTTATCCGCAGTACCTTCTGCCATATACCCCGAGTATCGACTCAACAACACTTTATCTCCCACTGCTGCACGAGCCATTGGCTCATCATGCCATGCGGTAGGGCCGATTGCAACTACCACTGCTCGCTGCTCCACCATTTGATCTCGTACAGCAATGTCTGCCGGGAGTTCAATTATAGAACCAACTCGTTCCGGAGTGTACGGGCGAACCAACACTGCCCTGCCCAATGGAAGAAGTCCGCTATTATTCTGAATCATGAAGATACCCCTCTAATGTCTGTGCATCCATTTCTAACAATGCCGACAAACAACTACAATACCCAGTTGCGCCCGCGTTCTTAACTGCCATTTCCATACTAAAGGCAGCAGAGAAGTTCCCCAGTGCCCATTGTTCTTTAAGCGACTCCCGCTCCTGGTGTGCCCACTCCAAGACCATCTGCGTCACTGGGTGCCGTTTCCACTCCTGGAACAGTTCCTCCTGCGGAGTCAGCGACTCCGGTTGGGAGTGATTGCTCATTTGCTGCGCGTTCATTATCTAACTCCTTCTGAATTAAATCTGCCTGGGAAAGCTGCTGTGCACTTATTGCCTCAAGTTGCGATGTTACTGTATCAATCTGCTCTCGGTATTCCTTTCCTTTGATAGCACCAATCTCTTCCACAATCTTTGCAGTACGGGCCTTGATTTCCAAGACCTTTGCACTGTTAAGACTGGCCTGTTCACGCAGCTTCGTGATGAATTGCATCTTACGGAACTCAATACTTTCCCGCTCAGACTGCAACCTGATCTTAGCTACCGCAATCATCGGATCATCTGGCGGCGGTGGCAGATTGACAGTGCCCTTGTAGATCGCATCAACTCCATCAATGCCGAGAGACTTCAAGAACATCCTCTCCACGGCATCTGTATCGTACCCAGGGTTAGCTTGGGCAGCTTCCTTGATTAGACGAGCCCTTGCAAATTGCGCAGCATCACTTGTGATGGCCGGATCAGCCACAGGGATGATGGACAATTCACTAATGGTAAAATCTTCTCGGTTAACCTTCATGGTGCCATCACCGAAGTATACTACATCTGGCATGTGGATGCTATTTAAGTGGGAGAGTTTCTTAAACTCCTGTTTGAACGAGCGCCAGATGCGCTTGAAGATAGCTGAGTAGACCTTTTGCCCTTGCTCTACAGCCGTGCGAGCCGTTTCAGCCGGGGTATTCTGTCCAGGTGTATCACCTACCATCATGTCGGTGGTGCCGGAGATGCGATTGGTGTAGTTAATCAACAGATTAAGTAAATTGAACATCACCAGACTTGGCTCACGTACCGGCAGGGGGAAGATATTCTTCTTCAAATCATCGCCTGTTGAGTCCACCCGCTGCCAGGCGAAGGGACTAAACCGATACACACCACCGCGCAACTTTGCACCACGCCCAAGAAAACCACCCGCCGTATTACTCAGTGTACCCGCATCAAACAGTTGGTTGATGGAGGAATTCACTGACTCATTAAGCGGCCCAAGGAGGACACCAAATCCTATATCCATTATGCTTCCGTCAGGAGATGGGATGAAAGGAATTTTGGTGAAGTACTCCATGGGCCTAATCGCAATTATGTTACCCTTGCTATCCCGCTCAATGTCCTCGGCGCGACTAAATCTTGTAACAATGCGCAGAATGGTGTGGGAACTCTTTTCAACTGTTACAATGTAAGGCTCCGCGTAGCCATCGTTGTCCAAGTCAAGTGAACAATGCTGTTCGAGGAGGGTGAAGGGGGAAGAGCTGGAAGGACTTGGCGGGGACATGCCAGCGCGAGTGTCGGCACGTGCATCTTCGTCAGTTACATCAGGGGTTGCGTCTGACAGGAACCACGCTTCTTCCAGAACATCCTTGAAAATGCCCCGCCGGACTCGTTCGTAGATATCATTCCTCCCCATTGGAATGATGTGAGTCTTTGCCGGCCAAGCATCCACGGAGGTTGCCCAGTAGTTGATAACCAAATCCTTGGCATGGACAAACTCACTTGTGTTAGCCCCCTTCGAGGGATTGAAGTAAGTTTTCTTAAACCCAACTCCAACGATGGGGACGTTTAGGAGGGACATATCAGTTTGAGCTTCCCAGTTCTCATCTTGCTCCAGCAATTGCCAACTCATGTAAGTGCTAACGCGATCAGCTATGGCCTTAATGGCACCAGTTTTGTCCTCCCCAATCACTCGGCACTTAACAAGGCTACTACCATTCACCAAGGCAGGGTATGCACGGGAGTGAAATTGCAGCGCTGCTATGGTAATCAAAGGGAATGCAATGTTGGAACAGTTATGCCAAGGAAAACTCTTGGATTGCTGTAACTGCATAGCGAGGTCAAGACCTGCTTCTGTCCTGCGAGACCATGTTGCCCGACTGGCTACGTCATTGTTGTAGGTATCCATTATCTGCAGGGAAATGGCAACAAGATCTTCCTCAGAAAACCGATCACACAGGTTGGGACTAAGGAATGTGTCCGAATCCATAGTGATGTAATTATCAAGATTTAACATTTCGTATCTCCATGTTTCATGATGAAACAATTACTAATACCCCGTGGCATTCCTGCCGCCTTCTCCTGCCATGAGGTCGTCGGATTCTTGAATGAAGTCAACTTCTTCCTCGGTAAGGAAGTCATCTTCCTCCACCTGCCGGAATACGTCAAAACCCTTAATGAGCAGCGCAGTAGAATCGAACTGATCATCCAGAAGGGCTTGTGTTACCCCAGTGAAGCGGAGGATTTCCTCTTCATATTCAATATACCAGTCGGCTTCCTTGTAGTAACGAATACCACCCGCTCGGCTACGCCGCTGATATGCTCTGCCTCGGATAGCCTTATCCTTTGTGGGCTGGATGACTTGAATGTTCATCCAAGTATCCCTCTCCCGCATCTCCTCGTACAGGAATGGTTCCACAGAGAGCCAAATCTGTCCACCCTCGACCCAGATAACTTCCGGCTCCCACCTGTCATTCAACAGGAAGAGTTCATCCAACCACTCCAAGGTGTCCCAACGCCCTACACTTTCATCCACAATGTGAATGATGTTGTCTACATCCTTACCACCTACAGTGAAACTAGTCCTATTGGCCGTGTCTGCTTTGCTCACTGCAAAGTCAACTCCCATGCCATAGATTTTATCGGACTCATAATCCCCTTTTTCCTCATCCATAGGAAGCATGTCTTCCTTCCGAATGAACCTGGCTGCATTGTCCAGTGGAGTATTCAGGAACTCCTGGGAATAACCAGCTGAGTCACCATCCTCTTCAAACTCCCGCCGCCTGGCACGAAGGTCTGCCTCACTCCAACGAGCTGGCCAGAGGAGTTCGTTGAAGTCGGAGTAACTACGGTGTGCCTTGAAGAACAAATGGTGCCAAGTTTTGTTCTTCCGCAATCGTGACAACAAAGAGTCATCATGCAAGATAGTACCATGGACACGAATCTTGCCAGACTTGGAAAGAGCTTGCTTGGCAGCACGGAAGAACCAACGACGGAACTTGTTGCGTCGTTCCTTACTCTCCACCTGTTCATCATCTTCCATGTCATCACAAACAATCAAGTTAGGCCGCTTACCCTTCCATAGTGCACCACGGATTTTCTGCTCTGCACCACGGGCAAGGATACGGAAGCGAAAGCCATCGTCACACCTCACGATAATTTCTGTTTTCTGCAATGTATCAAACCCTGCAATACCAAACTCTGCTCGCAAGTCAGGATTGGATTCGAGTTCCTCGGAAATGTTGGAGAGTTGCTCGGCCGCCTTATCCTCGGTGGAGCCAATTAGGATGACATAATCAGACACCCGGAAGCATACCTCCGCAAGGATGTATACGAAGGTGAAAGAGGTGGACTTCGCATGATCTCGAGGGGCGATCAACTCACACTGCGGATGGGAGGAGGTGTAAAGTTTCCATCCCAACCTATGAAAGTCTGGCACAGACCTGGCATCATCAAAGCGAGGACTCAGGAATGTACCTGAGAACGCTTCGATTAACTCTGCTGTGAGGGTAACAGCCATTAGGCAGGGGTACTCGCGGTGACTGTAAAGTCATCAATCATTACATCTACAGCCCCAACAGGATTCTGAATGACAACACCAATTCTTATCCAAGCAGGAGATGCAGAAGACGTTGCTGACGGCGCGCCTACTGGGGCAAGATCAGTCCATGCAAGTGTACCATCCACGGGAGAGGAAAGACTAAAGGGCCCTATGATACTCAGGGCATCAAAGAAAATACCATCCGGCCCAGTTGAGGAAATACCTACTCGAATACCAACAGATGTAATGCCAAGGCTAGTGGATACAATCCTCACTCTGCCAGTTACGTTAACGGGATGATCTGTAGAAACAAGAACTCCCTCTGTGAGAATCATCGTATTGGCAAAACTACCAGGCGTACCCACATAACGAGCGGCCCCATCGGAGATAGATAATACCCCATCTCCATTAAGTTTCCATCCAGTTAATCCGCTGGAAAAGTCTAGGTTTGGAATAACTGTGGGAACAACCGGGCCTCCGGGAGGACTTGGTGGGATTGGCGGAGGGGGAGGCGCTGGCTGGAAGGGGCCTGTTCCACCTCCTGGAACTGGAGTAGGCGCAATAAAGGGAGGAATGTCTCCACCGAAGAAGAACTGGAACCTGTTAGCCTCAGTCATCCCCACTGTAAGGAGGCGAACTAACCCTGTGTTGGCAACCAGCAAACGTTCTACAGTAAACCGATCACGCTGCTGACGATAGTAAAGTGATCCACCCCTGGTGTATGCGAGGATCATGTCACTTATGCCACCATTCACTGACAGTGCCCGACTATCATCAAGGGCAATGCGAGGGTTCTTGTCCAATGGGTCAAGGTCAAGAACGGTAATCTCATTCGGCAAGGGGTCAAACCACCACAACTTGGCCTGACCACCCTCAACATAGGCAACTGCAGGGTGCATGTTCTGATCAAATGCCAAGTCAACGAAGGAGATTCCTGCCCCGGCAGTGAAGAATAACTGCATAAGGGGCCAGTTGGGAGCACTCACGAATACCGAACTGCCATCGGAGACAGCGTGCCAGTCTTGGAATCGCAACCCCTGGGTTGGATCACTCAAACCAACACCACCAATATGCCAACTTTCTAGGAAACCAACTACCTTATCCCGTGGGGAAAGGAAGGGGGCTGGAACAGGCAAGGTACTTAGTTTATTCTCCGGCAGAGCCATTATGTGCGCGCCCAAGTTGTGCGAAGGTTAAGGGTAAGGGTCTGAGTACCTAGCTTGGGGATGTTAGGAACAAATCCAATCTGAAGGGTATAGTATTGAGTAGCAACTTTAAGTGCACCAATACCAGATGCGTGAACACCAGCAGTAAGGGAAAGAGTAGATGATGCATCCTTGAGGAAGGTACCGGCAGAGTAGGGAGTGTTAACGACAGTTGTAGATGTGGAATCCCCAATGAATGTGCCTGAGGGAATACCTGTAATAGGCCCAATAGCACCAGTCCAACCATTTCCCCAGCCCGATATCATAGTCTGCCATTCTTGGAAAGCATTGTTAGGAATAGTCCTACCCCCACCACTGGAGCCACCGAAGGCGTCTAACAAATTAACAAGAGCGGGTCGCATTGTATAGGCATATGAAATAGACTGTAACACCACACTACCTGTTTTGTCTACCAAGTCAATCAACGTACCGAAGTCATACGTCACACGGAGAAATTCATCTTCAAGTTTTGCAATCGTAGTAGGCGCACCTCCGCTATCACGGACAAGTTCCCTTGTGAATAATTTCTGCGAGGCCGGTACCATGTTGTTAGATACACCAACCTCTGTAATGTTACCTGTACCAATGCCGGGAGGAAATTCCCAGGTACGAGCAAGGGAGGCTCGGTAAGGTGATACCGCTTGAATGGAGTTTACTGACACAGGAGATACTGTGACACCATTAGCAGATGTGCCCCCGGCAGTTGTATGTACTTGTGAGCCTGCTGTGCTAGCAAGAAAGGCCGATAAGGAGGTGTCAAGTACACTTGGGGTAGCCGTACCTGTGCCGATGGAGCAAGACTCCATAAATCCCCCTGGGGGGCGTAGCTCATCCCCGAAGAAATTCATCCCTACATCGGTAATAAGGTTATGAAACCACGGCCCACTGTAGGTGATAATCTCCCTCCCATTGTGCCGGACAAACTTCTCCAGCCGAAAGAACCCACCAATGCCCACGTTGGAATGTAATGAAGGGAGTTCAAAATCTCGATACTTCAGAATGTTCACGCGAGGGTTCCTCCAGTGATTGAATGGGAAAGGGAGAGAGTTTCCTGAGGCCAGTTTTCATACCTCAACAATACTGCTGGCATGGAACCACCTTGGAGACTGTGTGAAAGCGTCATGGTTTCTGTGAATGAAGTGGTTTGGAGAAGATCTATTAACAAACCACCTACTAATGAATGCGACAATGTAAGGGTTTCAGTAAAAGAAGTGGTTTGGAGAATATCTCTTAACAATCCCCCCGTTAGGTTATGGGACAAACCCAGTGTTTCTGCAAACCCTGTCACCAAACCAAATAATCTTCCGCCAATTAACTCATGCCCCATCGTCATAGATTCGCTAAACTGATAAGGGTAATTGGGGCTAGTGAAGATTCCGAACTGGGCAGGGAAGATAAATGTTCCAACTCCAATGGGGAGGACAGCTTGGCGAAAAACTAACGTAATGACATTCGCAAGGTTGGTAGTAATGTCCATTATGACATTATAAATTACTCCTGGCAAGCCCCGCTGTATTTGCTGCCGTACTTCAGTCCCCACGAACTGCACGAAGGATGGGCCTAGTACATCATTGGGGGAAGGGTCGATGCCTTGATGGACTTCCACTCGGCTGACCACGGAGAAGATAGTTTCAGTAGGGCCAAGAAAACGCTCAACACCCTCAATGATAGTGTGAACATCTACGACAGTCTTAGCCTGCCGAACGATTAAGATTTCCCGCGCCGATCCTGCTGGGGCATTTCCACCCAGGCCAGACAGACCCGTAGCAGTGGATGTGCCAACACTATTTCCCACACTCCCTGAGGTACTGGCACTTACCCCCGTGACAGTGGTAGAGCCGGCAGAGTCACCTTGTGCAGAGAAGATAGCAACGGCAATACCAGTGACAACACTACCACCATCGGCAGTACCAATAGTGTCTATTATGTTTGTGACAATCTCACCAGCGCCAGTGACAGTGCTTGTGCCAGTGCTACTACCGGTTGAGGGGAAGATTGCTTGGGCAATGCCAGATACTGTTGATAATCCAAGGCTGTCACCTTGGGTAGTTGCAAAGGATGCACCAATACCAAGAGCAACACTGGTACCTATTGAGGTACCAACAGTTTCAGCCGCAGGCGTTATAGTTTCCCCAGCGCCAGTTACTGTACTGGTGCCAACACTGGTGCCAACACTGGGAAAGACGGCATTAGCAATGCCTGTTACCGTACTAACGCCATCAACAGAACCAAGGGAGGGAACAATACTATTGCCAACAGCAGTTACCGTACTAGTACCAACGCTGGTGCCGGTTGAAGCAAAGATAGTATTGCTCACCCCAGTACCAATGCTAGTACCTACAGCACTGCCAGTTGTTGCTACGACACTACCTGCTTGTCCCGTGACATTACTAGTACCTACACTGCCCCCCTGGGAGGGGAAGATACTAAGAGCAATACCAAGGGCAATGGCTAGTCCAGATGAGCTACCACTTACTCCTGCGATTGCTCCAGATACTCCCGATACAGTTGCAGTCCCGGTGGAGATACCATCTGCTGCAATAGATCCCCCGGCTGCCGCCTGCTTTATCGAGACAATAGAGCCAGCGAGAAATGACCCCCCTGGGGAGCCATTGCTGAAGCCAACATTAAACGCAGCAGTAGATGATATAACACGCGCCCATACGGCAGACGTCCAGAAATTATTCCCGTCCTGCTCCTCCGCCAGTTTTGAGAAGGTGGCCGTTGTATCGGAATACACTACGGTGCCGCCATCTCCGGCAGACACAACGGCGAGGACAACTTCGTCAGCCTGCGCAAACGCCCCAACCGAGATTGTGAGGTCGTGTGTACTGGAGTTGTCGCGACCAGTTGTTACGTCAATGCCAGATGCATCTGCTCCGGTGACTTCGATCAACGCATTAGACGCGAACGCTGTCCCGGAAAATGTCGCTGTGCCAGTGTGCGCTGATCCACCTACGCCATTCTGACTTATCCACCACTCGGTTTTTAGGCCAGCCCCAGTGTATGTGATGCCAAGCTTGATGTACGCGTTTGACTTGCTGTCCGTTACAGACGTAACGGCAGTCGATGCGTCGTACGAAAACCCCTGAAGGAATGTGCTTCCGCTGACAGACGACGTGCCGGCAGCAGTGGTTGTAGACGCTGCCGCAGCAGCGCCTTTCCCTACAAGTCGTGCAGTAATAGCCATCAGCTACTCCTTGGAACCTGAACTCTGTGAACGTAGTGGGAATTCTTGGCTACTGCCATAGTAAGTCCACACCTGGAGCATTCTCCAGTCACCCAGACAACTGCCGGAGTGGGGACGAACCCCACCCTAGCAGCGCATTCTTGACAGACTAGCCCCTCAGAGTTTCCATGTCTACTGCCGCCAAGATTCCTCACATTAATCTTCAGTGACTGCGGTAGTAGCAGCCACGATCTTCGGCTCCACTGCGGCAGCGATGGTCACGTTCGGAGTCATGGTTCCGCTGTACAGAATGATGCCCGCGCCCAATGCCGTGTTCACAATACTGGCGTGCGTGATCGGACCTCCAAAGACGGCAGTGGCCGCTGGGAACAGGATATCCGCAGCGGGAGCTACTGAGTTACCCGTGACTACGAATCCAGCACCGCGTGCAGCGGCCATGCGAACGTAACCCGTGTACGTAGTCTCGCTGGTCACAGCTGAGCCAGCCTCGCCAGGATCAGCCGTATGCAGTGCCCAGTACAGATTTCCTGCGGCTACGCTGCCCCGGATACCTGTGGCGTCCCCAATGTTGGCGATGTCCAAGTTCTTGAAGATAAGATTCAACAGTGCGGTCTCAAAAGTGTTGCTCTTGCTCATGACGATACTCCTGGCTATGCCCTTGTGGGCGGCTAAAGATTGCCGAGATTGCTGAACAATTTCAGATTAAACGTGACTGACGCTGTTGCTACGGTTACTGAATCTGACCTCCTTATTATCTGTATAGACACAACAGGGGACGCAGACTCATCTGAGTTCGTAGCAGTAGTTATGGAAGCCCCCCAGTCCCTAGAACCGCCAGCGGCCCCTAGCTGTAGCCTAGAACCGAATGTGCCGGTCACCGTAGCACTGTCAGTGTTGGAGGTCAGGGTTGCCTGCGCGTCATAGTTTTCAGCATCTATAGTATCCTCTGGATCAAGCCACTCAGTTAGCGGGGAAATCTCGCTGAACGCACCACCGTTTGTGGACACTCTTAATTTACCGCCTGTGGCGAGACGGAACGTAATAGACGCGGTTCCGGGGGACTGTACAAGTACGGATAGACTCTTACTGGTTAGCGTGACAATCCCGCCAGTTACTGCCAAGTATACCACCCGCAGCACTCCCGCATCGCGGTAGAACGCTTTGCGTACAGTGCGCAGCACCCCAGCATCCCTGAAGAACACCTTGCGTGCAGTGCGCAGCACCCCAGCATCCCGGAAGAACATCTTGGCAGCCATCAGTACACCAGCCTCAGTTCACCGTCAACCAAGTTACTCAGTACCGGGTCCGTTGCGGATATTGACACCTTGGTCAACGTGCTGGCGCTGGACTTCGTGTTGAGCGCAGCTTGCAAGTCTGTCTGGCTAGACAGCGTCCCCGTGATGGCGCCCCAGACGCCGCCGCCAGTAGCTGGAGCCTGAGCAACCCAACTGAAGCCGTTCCATGTGGGGACGTTGCCAGTGGCCGGACTCGGGGCGAAGTTTCCTGCGTGCCAGATACTACGCGCTACGCCACCACCGGTGCCAGCGAGCGCGTTACTGAACGGCTGGAATACGAGCACGCCCTGACCGTTTAAAAACAGCCAGCCGCCGGTCAACGCTCCTGCGGTACCGGACAAAAACACGAGTGGCACGCTTTCTACAGAAGCCATATTATATAGCCCCCTGTGGCGGCGGTTGTGGTGGGACTATTCCGCCGCCCCCAGCTAATCCGCGCTGACCTAGAACAATTCCCCAGTCGTGCATTCGGACGCGTGACGTGAACGAGGTGACGCACGCGTTACTCGCTAGACGTATATTAGCAAACTGCAAATCTAGC